CTAGTATTGGTAAAAGAAATTACATTCTCCACATTTCTGTTAGACGAATTAGTCAAAGTATCATTACGGGAGAGAGTAACTGTTGCGACATTATTACCAGCTGATGAATTTACATCAGCATGCCAAATAATGCTACCACGATTTCCTACAAAGCACGACGTTATCCAATTAATTGGTGTAGAATGTACATAGTTAAATGGAACTCCACTAGCGTCAGGCACAGTCTTAGCTGCCTGATCATACCCATTAGTATCATACCCAAAATATAATGGCATGCGCTGGAATGCAGTCGTATACGTCTGAAAACCAGCAAGAGTGCCATCAAATACTTGGAAAGTTCTATGTAAGTATGTTCTTCTCAAAAGCGTTCTCAAAGAGTTAATAGTCTCACCCATGTGAATGAGATTGATAAACTTGGAGGTACTTGATTCAGCCATGCCAACATCAGAGGTGGTGGTAGATTTCCCAAAAATATCCTCTGATTGTAAAACATAGGGGGACAATCTAGAGACATTGCTAGTCTTTAATGGATCAGCAAACTCAAGATTTTCATGGCCCCGCACAAACATAGCTATGCCAATGGGTGCATCAGACACTGGCGATGTTTGCACCGTTAGAACTCTAACCGTAACTATTCCATTATGCTCAGGGTCCGAAGCAATACTCGTAAGGGGTACTGAACCATACCTAGTAACAATATCATTACCAGTATTTAGGTATGATGCTGGCTGGGTGTATGGTATTGAAAATTCAACTTCAGTTTCCTCAGATATATCAACAATCTTGGTATAGACCAAGTTAGTTGATTCAGCAGTATTCGCAATATCTCCGGCAGGATCCCAAGAGATCTTAACTCTCCCACGGTGGAATTTCGTGCATAAAAATTTAAATTTGAAGATGATATCTCCTCTCCAATATTTAAATAATGATCCAACCATCCACATGGGAGTGCCCTGCACATAGTCAACACCACTAACTGATGAAAAATTCACCAGCGATGGTGTTATACGAGAGTTCCACAGTAAATCATTCACTGCATAAGTTCCAGGCCACTCAATGGTTTCTAGGAAAGTTTCTCGTGTGACTATATTCTTAATTGCCAACTCATCCCCCAAATCGACACCACACACCTTAGGATCAATAGAGATCTCATTCTTGGAATCCAGAGTCAATTTCTCAACAGGAATGCCAATATCAGTAGCAGCATAATTGGGATTATTTTTTGGAATAAACGCATGGGGGTCCGCAATAACAGGAACGTTGGTGTAACCAAAGAGTGCTGCAATATCACTAACAGCAGTTGCTGCCATCGAAGTAGCCGTAGCAAATGGTCCGATGAAGGGAACACCTCCTAACATTCCAGTATAGCGAGCTATAGCTGAAGCTGGCTTGGAGACACATCCTTTACCATATTCATCAGCAGACTGTAATGACAAACTAACAGTTGGTCCTCCCAAATCTACTTCTGTTGCCCAAGCATAAACTTGGATTGTGACATCACTACCAAGAATACCATTAGCACTTGAAAGAGGGAAAAATAAATCATTCATATTTATCGTGCCCATATTAAGAAGACTATCGGTACTCGTTATATCTAACCAATTTAGTGGATAGAAAAAAGGTAGTTTCATAGTAGCACCCTGTGAATCTTGCGGATACAAGAAACACTTGGGACGCTGACTTCTGCCCATCAAAGTTTGTGCTTCCAAACCAAAACCACCATTAACAGCACAAGGCTCATAGTAATCAAATGTGGCATTATTAGCAAGAGGACGATAAGAAACCATCAGACAACTGTAATAAAATGGGGAAGCATTAATCAAAAACTTTAAATTCAAATTACATCTCAATAAATAGTAATTATCCAATTTAGACTTCACAGCAGGATTATCAAAATAATCATACCATGGTGAAAAAGATTGGTCAAAAACATCATTAAGTATCCAATTGTAAGTATGAATTAACACTGGACGTGTTAAAAAATCTCCCAAATTGACACTTGATGACATATCTACTTGCATCTGAGATAGCGTTTGTGGAATTTCGAGTTTGTCAGAATCAACAGCTTTTCCAAA